TCAACTTCTTCGAAGTCTTTTTCTATTAAAGGTTCTACAACCTTTTTTGTTTCTTTTTTCTTTGCCATAATATAATATAATATAAATTAATAAAAATAAAAGGGAGTGGAGACCAAGCTCCACCCTCTTTTAAAATAATCGTGCTTATTTCATTAACATGAAATTGTTAGCACCTTGAGTAATTAAACATCTTTCTGATAAGAAGTTCATTTGCATCACATCTAAATCAGATGTTACAGCTCCAACAGAACCAGTTATCCAAGATTTTAATTTTCTGTTATCAGCTTGTGAAGCTCTATATCTAACGTGAAGGAAAGGTCTCTTAAGATTCTTTCCTAATTGTTGATCATAAACTGATGATGTACCAGCTGGAATCATTACACCTCTAACTGGAGCGACAGCGTCTCTTGAGTTAATACCACCACGAGTTGCTTTGTCGTTTAAGTATCTAAAGTCAGACTTGTAGAAGTCATAAGAACCTCTTCTGAAGCCAGAGAAACCTAAGTTTAAAGCCATATCTTCAGAGTTGTCAAACACTCCGTAAGAAGTACCACCAGCTCCATAAGAATTCATAGAAGCTAACATGTCGTCAACAGCAAGAGAAGTTCCTCTGTTTACAAACATCATGTTTTCTTCAATAGCACCTTGAGAATCAAACTCAGCTAAAATAGCATCAAATTCAGCTAAATCAGTCGCAGCATTAACACCAGTAACACCAGTTGTTATATTACCTCTATCTGTAATAGCAGCAAACAAACCTTCTGTACCAGCGTTCGTACCAAGACCACTACCACCGTTGAATATAGTATCAACAGCTACCGAAGTAGAAACAATTTTTTCAGCTTCTAACATAGTCATTTCTAGGTAATCAGTAAAACGTGATCTAACATCACCCTCAGCTTTTAAATACCATAAGTAACCACCTTGATTGTCTTCGCCACTAACTTCAATCCAACCAATTTGAGAAGTATCAGAACCATTCACCTCGTAGTAATCCTTCATGATAATTGGCTTGTTAGTAAAGCTCTTAAACGTCGGTGTAACTGTCTTAGGTCCTGAAGCAGTAATACCACCATAAGTTCCTTGACCACCCATACCTTTGTTAAATTCAGATCCATAAACTAGAACTGTAGCAGCACTTGTAGCACCCGCTGTAAAAGCAGCTAAATCATCCATGTTTTCACCTGCATAAGGTACAATTGTCACCGTGTCTCCTGAGTGTGCCGTACAAATTCCTTTGTATGTACCCTCAGCAACCGCAACTAAACATTGATCATTAAGTCTAATACCGTGATCTGTTGGATCGAATCCATCAGCATCAACGTTACCGTCAATATCAGTTAAAACTGTAAACACTGAAGTATCATGCACTATTGTTCCCGTGTAAGATAAGTGTAATCTTGATTGTTCTGACCAAACTACTTGGTCTGAGGTCATTGCCTCTTCTGCTCCAACTTGTGATAAGAAACCTGAAATAGTTCTCGGTCCGAAAACTTCAGCTTCTTTATCCATTAAGTCAGGCAGGTATTGTTGTGCCCAGCCGTCCGAAGAACCTGCTGTAGCGAAATCGATATAATTTGAAGCTAGCGCTACTTGTTGCGAAGCGGCTACACTATTCAAATTATCTCCTGCAGTAATTGCCATAATTTTTAAATTTTAATTTGTTATTTATTTTTGTTTTTAATTTTAAACTTAAAATCAGAAGAGTTGTCACCTAGCACTTTGAACTTCATGCCACCCGCCTCAATTTTTCCATGACTTTGTCTTGGGTTCATATCAACGTTTTTGGCTTTAGCAATACTATTTTTCATAGCATCAGCTTTTCCTTGTTCATAAAAGTGCTTTGCAACAGCGTCCGCATTCATTGCTGTGTATAGAGATTTATGATAACCCTTAGCGTCTGTTAAAGCAGAGTTCTTATCCAAAAACTTTTTGGTGAAATTGCTTATATCGCTCTGAGTGTTTTTAACCTCTTCAGCATTGTTTACATTAAACCTGTATTTCTTGTCACCGACGTTATATTCAAAACCTTTGAACTTGTCGTTGAAAACATTGTTTGTTTTCTGTGTAAAAATATCAGAGTTCGTTTTAACTGTTTTTTGAGTTGCTTCTGACTCCTTGTTGTACCTATTAAAGAAATCAATTGCTTTTTGTTGCTCACCCGTAAGTTTGCTTCCAGCTTTAATTTCGTCATAGTATTTAGACTTTTGCCCGTCTAAGTGGCTTTTAGCGCTGGCAACTTGCTCTTTAAGCGCTAATTTCTTTCTACGTATATCTCTATCATCGTCCATATCTTCGTCGTAAGAGAACGTGTCTTCCATAAGGAAGTTAATTTCTTCTTGGTTTAAATGAGGTTTTGTTTGCTTGTAGTATTCGTATAATAGATTTTGATCATCTAATTTTGAATAATCTTGATTAAGCTTAACGTAATCATTTAAATCTCCACCAGTCTCATCCATAAAGTCCATTAACTTTTGAATATTCTCTGGTATTGGTTTTCCAGTGGCCTCAGCCTCAGCAACAGCTTCTTCGATCTGTTCTTCAACTTCTTCTTCAGTAATTTCTTCTAATACTGGAGTTTCTTGAGTTTCGGCTTCTGGTTGTACTTCTGTTTCCTCAGTGATTTCTGTCACTGCTTCCGTTTCTTCAGTTTTTTCTTCTACCACAACTTCTGTTTCCACTTTTTCTTTTGGAGGTGCATTTAAATCTACTTTTATAACGCTATCGTCACCAGCGGATTCAAATTTACTTTCATCAACCGTTCCTACGGTTTGATCTTGTGTAGTCTCTTCGACTACGTTTTCATTTTCTTCTTCCATAATATAATATAATAATAATTAATAAATTCTACCTAGGGTCAAACGAACCTAAATCAAATCCTCCACCTAGTATATCATTACCTGCGGACTCAAAGTTTTTAGGTGGTTTTCCACTATTTCTTTGCTCAATCATCTCTGATTGTTGTGTTGCTTGTATCTTTGTTCTTTCGTCTTTACGATCTTCTTTTTGTTTTTCTCTTTCCTTCACACCATCAACTTCAACGCCTTTAAGCTGCATATTGTATTGGAACTCTAAAGCCATTAGTTCTTTTTTCATTTGAACTTCTTGCATCATTCTTTGAGATTCTACTTGAGCTTCCATTTGTAGTAACTCTGCTTTACCAGCATTCAATGCCTGATTCTTTTGAACATCGGCCTGAGCCGCTGCTTGTGCTGATTGTTGATTAAGCTGAGCTTGTTGCTGCATGTTTTGTTGTTGCATAGCTTGATCTTTATCCATCTTCTTTTTTCTACGTATTTTAAGAAGTTGATTAGCTAGTCTAACATTCCTTATTTCCCTAAGATCAATAGCATCTTCTAGCTCTATAGTTTGTTGCTGTAGAGCCATTTGTATATTGTTCTCAAGAATAGCTTGCTCCTCTTCGTCCGGCATTAACTCTAAAAATATACCAAAGTCATACAAATGAAGATTTTTCATTTCTTCTAGTGTAGCAACGTTATGCGTACCTATAGCTTGTATAAAAGCATCTTTAGTTGGTGAGTATTCTATAATATCAGATACTCTAAGGGATAGGCATTCCGCTGTCTCAGTTGTTAAAAATAAACCGGCTTGTAGTATATGCCTAGTTGCCGTATTTGAATTAGCGGCTGCTAATTTCTGAACTCCCACTAAAGCGTTTTTATCTGGTATACTACCGTCTCTAGCTTCATTAAGTCCGGTCACATCTCTTATCATTTGTAAGTAGTAATTATAGTTACCAATAAGAGCTTGCATTTTATTGCCACCAGATCCAGATGTAATTTCTTGAATAGGTACTTTACCTGGATTCATATCACCTTCTGACGTGAAGCTTCTTCCTATCACGGATCCAGTTTGGAAGAACATGTTTAAGGCTTCTTGTGGATTGTAGTTCGTTCCATTGCCTAGATCAACCTCAGCTAAACCGTCGGCATCTAAATAAACACCATCTGGAACCATTCTAGACATTACTTGCTGTAACTTTAAATGTGTTAATTGAATCATATCAGCAAAACCTGTTATACGTTTTACTAACGAGTCAATTTTACCGTTATACATTCTAGGAGCTACAATACTATAGTTCATTTTAACTTTTGTAAAATCGCTTTTAGGACGCATCATATTTTTAGACATCTCCCACTTAAGTAGTTTATCTGTACCAAGTATCATGGCACCGTCATAAAGACACTCGATAGACCTTAACATCTTAGTATAACCACCTTCTTTATCTTCTGGTGGATTAAACGAATCGTCTTTAGGTATAATCTTATCAGCTCCAGTTCCGGTTTCTTTCATTTTATAAACCTCATTCATGTAGGTTTTATAATTGAAGTACAGAACTTGAATAGTATTACTATCCTCTTTATCCTCGCTGTGTCTAGAGTTGTGGTTAGATCGATTGTTAGATTTATTTTTCATTATATCCTCAAGATCACTTTCTGATAAATGAGGAAATTGTTTTGCTAGTTCGTTTACGGGTATAGTTTTAACTTCACCAACATAATAGATGTCTTCAAAATTAGGGGAGTCTGTGTAAGAATACACAAGATTTGCTGGATCAACGTAATCTATAGTAACTCCTTCAGACGTGTTAAAGTTTGTTTTGACAGCACCAATACCTAACACGGTTAAATCATAGTAAAATCTTTTCTTTATTAACTCGTAATTATTACCGTCAAATAAAACATTTAAAGCCTGCTCCTCTGCGAGTTCAACTGCTTGCTTGTACGATACTTGCATGTGTAAGTCTAATTCCTCGGTGGTCTCAGGAAGTGTCTCTGGATTGCTTTTTCTAAGATCCACTTGAAAATTCCCAAGAGTAAAATCATTAAACTGCTTGGACTGCATATCAGACATAATGTTTTCCATGTACTTTGTTCTCTTAGCAACACCAAAAGGATCTTGAGAATAAGCTTTTATATCGTATGTTCTTTCAGCAATTCCATTTACAACTATATCTACAAACTTAGAAATAATTGGAACTGGTTTCCAGTCTAAATTTAAATAGGACAAATCACCGTTTATAGATAACTCATCCTTATATTTTTGTATAGACTGCTCGCCTCTCGCGTACAATCTTAGATTATGAAAATCATTATGGTTAGTTTTATATCTATTAGAACCCCTGTCGTTGTTGAACCACTCCTGTTCTATAGCTTTACCTACTTTCAAACCATAATCGTAACTTAGCTTCTCAGCATCGCTTACGGTTTGACTCGGGAAATAACTTTTAATGCCAGACTCTGCCATATTTATTATTTGATTATTTGTGAATTGCTTCCAGTATTACTATACTTGGAAATGTTTATGTTTAGTGGTTGTTTTTCAACCTTAGCGTTTGGCGCGTATAAATGTCTATTGTTAGCCATAATAGCCAAACCAGAACTTATTGACGCATCATGCTTTGTTCTTTTGTTTATATCAAACTTTGCCCAATCGTTTAACAGTTCATTGAAATATAAATCACCAAACGTTCCATCTTGCTTCATTCCAACGTGATCTTGTATATACATCTCGATCGCTGCTGCGTGGGCTTGTTTTATATCTTCACTAGAGTTAGGTATCCCACCTACTTCCTTCTCTGCTACGGATAATTTGTTCCAGATTTTATCAGGTCTATTCATACTAAATCCTCTATATCCTCTACGCCTCAGGTAATACAAGAGACGAGGTTTGTTGTTCTCCGCGAGTATAGGCATCCCATAAAATACTAAAGCCATTAGAACGTCCTCAAAGAACATCTCGGCTGTTGGTGGTCTTGATAAGTATTCTAAAAAGAAACTGTTTGCTGGAGCATCTTCCATGCTGAATCTAGTTAAGCCGTGTAAAGCTCCTTTTGATCCAATTCCATCTACAGTTCCTGATATATCGTAAGAGTCACAACCAAACGCTCCCATGTGTTCGTTACCAGGGTATTTAACACCATTTTTAAGTACAACCCTGTTTTGTAGTTGTTGAGGTGGAACCCAACTAGTTTTAAATCTACCTTTTGGATCTGGATAAAATATTACTTGTGAATCTTTGATTCCGTTTACCCATTGAAAATTACCAGTTGTAACTCCTAAGGTTCTAACCATCTCTTCGTTGTAATCTATCTGCTCGTATAATTTAACTAAGTTAAATATACTTCCTTTTGTTTCGTCTCTAAATGCGTGCTCAGTTGTTCTAGGAAACTGACGGTAAAATTCGTTTAAAGCATCTTGATCGTCTTTTAAACCATCTACTTCATTTTGCCAGTTATCTATTACGCCTACATCTATTAATTCACCATCTGGTGTAAGTCTGTCGATATCAGGAGTAGTAAAGACTGGAACTCCATACTCGTCAATAAATCCTTCGTAGTTCCATTCCATTGGGATAAAAAGAGAGTATAAGCCAGACTTTGTCTGACCATTTCTATTTCTTCTCGTGACATCTGAGGCATTGTATAATTTTTTAAA